TATATATTGTTATGAGATACATAAAAACTTTTGAAGACTTAAAAAATACAGAGATATCAATTAAAGAATTGATGGATGATTGTCTAACATATGATATTGATTTTTTTGATTTACTTAAAGAAATGATATTAAATAATATAATAACATTTCAATGTTATCGAATTTATGATGAAGATGATAATTATATATATACAGCAAAAAATATAACTGGAAGATGTAAAGACATTAAATTAGTTGATGAATATTCTTCAGTTTATGAATACGATATATTAGTTAATATGAATAATATATGGTATGGTTTAACAAATAGAAAGATAAATAAAACTCAAACTTTCACTTTATACAATCATAAAAAAGGAGAATTGGAGGAAAAATTAGAATTAGAAAAACACACAAAAAAAGAGAGAAATAATTAAATTATTTCTCTTTTTGTTTATTTATTTGTTTTTAATTATTTATACACCAATCAAAAGAACATTTAATTTATACAAACCAACCAGTTTTTTAATTTTAGATTTATTATTTATTTTTTCACCACCTCCATTATCATAATCAGTTTCAATTAAATCAACAGGTTCTTGAGATGGTACATAACCGTTACCTTTCTCAACTTCAAAAGTAATAATACCATCACATATAAATCTTTCTTCATAATTATAATAATATCCTTTTTTTGTGAAATCTATGACACCTTTAATTACAAAATCATCATTATATTCACCTTGATTGTCAGTTCCATCTTGTTCACCAAACCCTATTCTTGTTCCTTTTTCAATTTCAAATTTTTTATATTCATCTTCTTTCATTTCATCATCATCAATACTACCAGATAAATCACCATATGATGGTTTTTCTTTTAAATACACAGTAGCATAATCAAAAACTTCTTTATATGGAAAATCTTTTTCCAAATCTGAAGTTAACGATGAGAATTTTTTAAAGTTAGTTACCATTCCAAACTCTTTATCACTAACTTCAAATATTTCAGATTCACTTGCTCTGACATAGATTTCTCTATTTGAAACTTTGTTTTGAAACTTACGGATGATATTATCACCTGTGCCTGATTTAGAAATCCTTTTCCAATCTTTAGCATTGGTGAAGTTGTGTTCTTTCTCAATTAAATGTTCAACTATTAATTTGATGCAATCTTCTGTTGTTACTTTCATATTTTTGATTTTTAAATTAGTTATACTTATTAAAACTTTCAATTGCATAATTATATAATTCACAAAATCTATCATCTGATAAAAATAAGCTCATCTTATTATTAGATCCAATACTATTATTTTTAATATTATTATCAATAAATTTTAATAAAATCATAATAGCATCATGTTTTTCTAAAGATAAAATAAATTTTTTAAATTCTTCTATTTCTTCATCTGTCAAACCAGAAATCTTACCACTTTTAATAACATTAAAAAAAATAGATTTTTTAATACCATCACTTTTTACAATTTCTTTTCGATAATCTTCTACACCTAAATAATTCTGTTGTTCTTCAAATGTTTTAATTTTTTTCATAATCTTTATTTGTTTTTGTTGTATATATTAATTTTTTTTTGAATATACAAAGATACTACTATTTTTCTATATTCTAAATTTTTTTAATTAATGTTTATATTTAATTAATGTTTATTGATATTAATTATTTTCCAAATAAATTTCAATTGTCCAGAATCATATATTCTATATATTTTTCTTTCCAACATTATTTCATGTTCTGTTTTGTTTTTATCATATCCATCTTTTATAAGAATATCTTTTCTGAAATTGAATCTATTTTTACGTATACCATCTATCACATAATAATAATTAGATTTAGATTTATGAACGAATTCAAAACCTAATTTATAATACAAATCACCTTGACTCCAACTTCTATCTGCATATGTAACAATTTCATTATATTCATATGTTTTTAAAAAATATTTAAATAATTTAGATGCTCCTCCAACTACACTGGTATTTAATTTGTTGCAAAATCTTAAAAGTTCATATGAGCCATCATGACTTTTTATTCCCATATTTTTTCTTTGATTTCCAAATGTCATTAAACTAACTAGAACATTTTCAAAAAATAATCCTATTTTTATTTGTGCGCCAATAAATCCTTGTATATGATTTTTATCTAAAAATTCTTTCAATAAAATATTATCAGCAATTTCTTTAATTTCGCATTTTCTTGCATATAATACACTATCATTTTTATTCAATAAATTTAATATTCTTGATTTAATAATATGATTCTTATTTGTCCAATCATCTTCATAAACATGAATTAATTTTATTCCTTTACTTTCTGATAATTCAGTCTTTTTTAAATGATAATCACTTGTTTTATATACTTCACTGTGCCAATAAATACCATTAAATTCAAATGCAAGTTTCATTTTTGGTAAATAAATATCTAATTCATATGGAGAAATAATTTTCTTACTATTTACTATAATTTCATCATCATAATTTTCTTTTATAAAATTAAGTAATTCGAATTCACTCATTGAAGTTTGATTAAAATGCTCTGGAAAACATTCAGTACACATGTAATTTGCAAATTGTTTTCTGGATTTAAATAATTCAAAACTAATCTTAAACGTGTGTTTTTTTCCAGAATCACAATTCATTAAATATTCTCTTGCGTCATAATCAACATCAATTATATTATTATCTTGATTCAATATTTTATTATTTTTAATTGTATTTTTTCTATTACTCACAGATTTATTCAATATATCTTTATTTTCATATGGATTATTAACTCCATAATTTTTAAATAATGTATCTTTAGATTTTTTGAAAAATTCTTCATTCTGAAAAGTATATTTTACTCCATAACGAGCCATCATAGTTTTTGTATAATTTTCTTTATAATTACTTTTTTTGAAAGACTCAATTCTTAATTTTTTTATTTCTTCAGATTTGTTTGGATTATTAACTCCATAATTTTTAAATAATGTGTCTTTAGATTTTTTTTGTATTTCATCGTTTTGCAAAGGACTATTACTACCATATCTTTCTTGATTGGTTTTTATCATTTTTTCTTTAATATCTTTATTCATACCAGGTGCTTTAGTTCCGTATTTGGCATATGATTTTTCTTCTTTGACTTTCTTTATTTCAGGATCACTACTCACACAAGAATTTGAACAACGCTTACTATAGCCCAATGTTGAATTTTTAAATTTTACTATATTATGACAATTTTCATTTGAGCAATATATAATTTCTTTTAAATCATTAACATAATGATAAACTTTTTCTTTAAATGGTAAATCTATCAATTTATCATTACAAAATTCTATGACATCATTAAAAATATCAGGATAATTATTTTTAACGTATTTCTCTGCGTACATTCTTCCAGAAGGACCATTTTCTTTTTTTATTGCTTCTACATTTTCATTTTTGTTCATAAACTCTACGTATGTTTTTATTACTCTAATAATAAATTTTTTAATATAAAGTTTATAAAAAAAAGAGAAATAATTAAATTATTTCTCTTTTTTTTTATTTATTATATTTGATTAATGAAATCCCATTGATTTTATATCACCTTTCTTCATTATTGTAATATTATTAACAATAATTCCCATTCCTTTTATCAATTCTACATATGTGTCAATTACACCCATCTGTAAATCAATAACATAATCATTATTATTACTTTCATCACAAACATTCCAGAAATCATACAATGCATCATTATCTAGCATATCTTTACAAATTTTATCAGCTCTATATTTAATTTCTGCTCTAATTTCTGCAGTATTAAATTGCCATTGATATCCTAATAACATATCATACATTCTATTTTCAAGTTCGATAAGAACTTCTCTTGAATGTAAGAAGCTAAGAGATGAATATGGAAATACTTGTGCTGATGTTTCATCATTGATACAATATCCGTTATTCAATTTATAAACAATTGGATTTGCATTCATTCCATGTAAAGATTCAAGATCTGTATTATTAAAGTCCATTTCAGTTTTAGTGATGGTTTGAACTCTACCATTTGTTATTCCTGCACATATTGTCCAAGGAGTCATACCTGCAACATTAGATGTAAATTTCTGCATATAAGTTGTAGCTGCATAAGCTGCTGGTGGGACCCATTTTGGTATACCATTATCATATATTCTAATATATGGAAAGAAATATCCAACACAACTTCTACCGTCAATTCCTTGATTTGGTTGAGCAAATTGATAATAATAATCTGGATTTTTACTATCATCAGCTCCTGCCTTCACAAATTCTAAATTTAGTGTATAATCAGCATTCACAAATGATGGATTATTTGATTCTCTAAATATTTTAGCACTTGGCATACTAATAAAACCTAAACAGTTAAGTTTCAATCCACAAAGGTCAACAAGTTGTTGTTTTGAACCAAGTCCATTAACTGGAGTAAGTCCTAATCCAAATGAATCAACAAGGTATCTCCATGAAATTTTATTCTTATCTGCTAATGCTTTTCCAAGATTAGTATTCATATCTACAATATCAAGTATTGAATTTTGTCTTGCATCAGTACCATTAGGAATAGAATCTGCATGTACTTTAAATGAAGATAAAACTAAAGCTTTATACTCATCAACATACACATCAATTTCAGAATAACTAAATGTTTGTAAAGATTGTGTTTGTCCACTTAAATTAAATGTATCAATTTTAATAGGTGCATCAGTATAAATTATTTTTCTATCAACATTTGTTGGATCATTTTTAACATTAATAATTCTGGTCAATTTTCTAGGAACAGATCCTTCTAAATAGCCTTCACCATTAGGTGCTGCCCAATATGATTCATCATAATATGCTGTTAAGAAACTACCTATTGTTATTTCAGAATATCTATTTTTGTCAATATAAATTTGTTGGCAAATTGTAAGATCATCAACATCAGTTTTTAAAATTTCAACAGATTGTTTCCAATTACTTCTATTAGAAAATATATTTAAACTATTATTATATTCATTAACATTTACCCAGTTTGCATTGGAAACAGAATATGATGTAGATGGATTAATTGATGATAAGAAATTAACTGTTAATATATTATTTTGATCAATAAACATTTCTAAGTATATTTTGGTTGATCCGCTATTATTATTAACATAAAAATAATCATAATTATTAATAACACCATTATAATAATCCAAATACATTTTAGAATATTGTGACACAATTCCTGTTTGTCCTGATGTACCAAGAACATCATATCTTGTTATTAATGTTGTTGTATCAACAATTTTATCATGTAACAAAAATTCATCATCAGTATAATACATTAAGAATACATTACCATCATGACATTTACTAGGTTCATTACTATTAATATATATTTTAATATTTGCATTGTGATTTGATGTTGCTTCTGTAGCAGAAACTGATGATACTGAGTCTTTAAATCCAGCAATAAAATCGCCAACGTTTTGTTGAATTAAAACACTTTTTGTATTAACATTTTCATAAATTTCATAAAATGCTTGTGATTCTCTAATATAATTATAATTATTATAAATTCCTGTTTGCCCAGATGTACCTTCAAATTCTATATTCATATAAGCTTGAGTATCGAAACCGTCACTTATAACAGTTTTATAACCTGATACAGTTCCAACTGCAATATATCCACTAGAATCAATAGATATTGGATTATATGTTAATGTTGCTGTTGAACCAGAATTTACTATTCTTACATATCCAACAATTATAGTATTTGTTAAGCTAAATAAATAATCAGGTAAAATTGCACCAGTCACTGAAGGTGATGCAACTCCTTCTAATACATTAATGGTATTATCATTAGTAAGATAAAGAACATCATATCTAGAACCATATTGATATGGTACATTAGATGAATGATTAACTACAAAAGTTCCTCCTGTTATCATTGAGCCGCCTATTACATAATATGCATTAGGACTGAATGTAAAACTAGTAGATAATGTTCC